CCCCGGCGCAACAGCTGCGATCGCCGAGTCTCCGAAGTTGAATCCTACCGGGGTGAACAACGCCGCTTCGGTGGTCGTATCGTTACCTACCAAAATACACCTGATCGGAAAACTCGCTGGCGGTTCATCCAACCCCTCCGAGAGTTTTATCGCCGGGGTGATCGAGTATGGATTTAACCTTTATCGCCACTTCTACCTCGGCCATATCGAGAAGATCACAGCATTCGACGGCGGCGAGCTAACCACTGGTTCAGCATTCCAAGTGACCGGCAAGTCCACTCGGACTGTCAATTACATGGATAACGGCGACACCTACTACCCGTTCAGTGCCAACACCAATGTCAACGGTGATGCAGGAAACGGCGGGGCCTACATCAACCATGTGGCGAACGCAGTTCCATGGCGAATGTTCTCGAGCGCGGCTGGTGTCGGTGGGCAAACGATAGATACGTTCTTGGCCACCTACGGCGGGGCAATGATCCTCGGCGGGATCAAGGATGGGATCAACACCGGCTACTTGGCGTGTGGAAAGAGCCCTTTCGCGGCAGCACAGGTAATGGCACCGGTCAATCTGTACATCGGCAAGCGCATCGCTAGCGCTCAGTATTTCCAAGCCGTTGGTAGGGCCGCGGGTGCTCGCATGGTCAACATGGAAGACCTTGAGCCTGGAGTTGAAGTTTCAGTCGGCACGCAGCTTTGGCGGGTGTTCCCGGTGTTCTCCAAAACATCAGCAAAGTCCACAACCTACGTCATCAACACCCCCTCAAACGGATTCCCACCCACCAACACGAGTTACTTCATGGGTATGGCCTACAAAGTGAGCGACTAAGCGATGGCGGTCGGTGGATTTCTAAGTAGCGGTTTCAACGATTGGTTCCCACAACCGGGTAGCGAACCGTTGGGTCTCGACTGGGACTACGGCCCCCTAGTCCTAACGGATAGTGCAGCGGCAATCTCAGGTCCGTTCGCTGACAGCCGCCCGATGGGGTCCAACAGCTACTCCCCAACTGCAGCTTCACGGAGCTTCAGCTACTTCGACGACTACTACAATCGGATGCACTTCGTCCCGTTACGGTTCGACTTCGGAGCAATCACCTCGACGTTAACTACCGACATCGTTGTCTGGAACGCATACCTCTACGACACGGTGACACTCAGTGACATTGGTATCGACTCGAGTGTGGGTCTCAGCGTCGACCCCGATGCCCCGCTTGTATTCAATCCGCTGCAGAGTCGATCTTTCACTTTAGAAGCGAATGTGAACGGGTCGGCCACGGTCGACACTCAAATCGCATGGCAGTTCGACATCCCGTTCACCTACAACTTCCAAGTGACCGGAACGAGGGTTAAGGAATGGCCACTTGAGCCGAATTGGTCGCAGCCCTACCGGATCATTCACAGCTTTAGGACTGAGATTCTTCGCAGCCGATCGGGTAAGGAACAACGTATCGCCCTGCGCACGTCACCGCGAAAGTCACTTGAGTACCAGTCACTCGCTCAAGGTACAAAGTTCAACGCGGTCAAGGACTTACTGTGGTCGTGGCAGGACAAATCCTTCGTACTCCCCGAGTTGGTCAGATACGTCACCACTACCACCGATTTGGCACCGGGCGCGGACACACTGCTAGTGGACAGCGCAACCGATTGGATCACAGACGGTACGACGGTTCTGCTGAGCTACGCGGGGGTAACCGAATTGCGAGTAGTCAACAGCGTAACCGGAACTTCGATTACGTTTAAAACCGTGTCAGGGAAATCTTGGCCAACCGGTTCGCGCATGTACGCAGCTCTGACCGGGTACATGGGTGGCTCGATGCAGGTCGACCGGCTGACTAACAACTTGGTTAGCGTGGGGACCAAGTTTGAAGTGACCCCGTTGTCCGAAGCTTGGGTCGAACCGCCAGCCGCCGCGCAGACGTATAACGGTCGTGAATTATTCCTGAAGAAGCCGAACTGGAGTAAGGAAGTCGGGTCGACCGCTCAGCACGAAGTCGACGAGTTGGATTTCGATCGTGGTGCAGTGTACCGGTACAGCCCGGTGGCGTTCGGCACTGAGGTTCGTCGAGCGCTATACCTGAACCGTAATGCCAACGAAGCGACTGACCTGTTGAACTTCTTTAAGCGGATGCGCGGTCGTCAGGGTGAGTTTTATATGCCCACTTGGGAATACGATTTTGCACCGAAGGTTCAAGCCGAAGCGGCCTCAGCTTCCATGAAGGTCGAAGGGGGTGATTTTGCCACCGCATACGGATCGTCGACGGTGCATAAGGCCATGTTCGTAATGCTGGCGAGCGGCACACTCCTGCTGCGCAAAGTAATGAGTGTCGAGCAAGTGGTCGCAGATGGGGTCACGGACTCGCTAATTACCGTCGACTCCAACTGGGGTGTCGCGTTCAACCAAGACACGATCGTGATGTGCGGGTGGATGCCCGTATGGCGACTAGCCTCGGACGACCTAACTGTTGAGTGGCTAACCAACACAGTCGCTCAGGTGCAGATGACAATGAGTACACTTGAGGATTTACCAGTTTGAACATTCAATCCGCCGGGGTGACGCATGCTCGCTGAGTTCATTACCAGTCGCTTCTTCGGTCGCCCCGTTGAACTGTACAAATTCACCTACGGCCCGCGGGCAGAGGACGTTCACTTGTACACGGATGGTGAAACTCCGATCGTACATGGGGGTCAAACTTACAGCCCGGTCACGATCAAGCGCGGACCTACCAGTAGCAACGGGACACTGGACAAGACAATGCTCGAAGTGGTTCTCCCGCACACACTAAAAGTTCCGCAGATGTTCCGCATTTTTCCACCAAGTAGCACCGTTAGTCTGACCATCCTACAGGGCCAAGCCGGCGACCCGGATGCTCAGTTTGTTGTGGCGTGGGCCGGTAGGATCGTCTCGGTTTCGTTCGAGGGGATCGAGGCTAAGCTGTCGGGTGAGCCGATCAGCACTTCATTTCGTCGATCAGGTCTGCGCCGAAATTATCAGTATATGTGCCCCCATGTGGTCTACGGCCCGCATTGCCGTGCTAACAAGCCATCTGCGACGACTGTAGTCACTGTAGCCGCGGTAAGTGGTCGCGGCGTTACGCTAACTAGCGCACTCGGGTCCGCTGAGTTGCACACCGGCGGGATGATTGAGTGGACGACGAGCGCGGGATTGCCAGAGTCAAGAACCATCCTTGAGGTTGGGGCCACCACCGAGGGCGCTACGACAATGCTACTGACTGGAATACCGACCGGGATGACAGCCGGGATGTCGATTTCCGCAGTTAGGGGTTGCAAACACACCTTATCTGCCTGCAAGAATGACCATAATAATGCGGTCAATTTTGGCGGCGATCCGTGGATTCCGATGAAGAACCCGATTGGCAACACCTCCCCGTTTCAGTGATACTGTTCGTAGATTATTCAACTGGAGGTGACATATGCCCATTTTAGTGATGATCGCCATCTCGATTGCTTTGTCGCTGTTGGCCTACATGCTCATGCCAAAACCGAAGCAGCCAAAGCCCCCTGCTGCAACTGACATGGAGTCGCCAACTGCCGACGCCGGTCGTCCGGTTCCTGTCATATTCGGCGAATGCACCGTCACAGGGGTTAACATCCTTGGCTACTGGGACAAGGCTCTGCGAACCTACCGGGTCAAAGTATGATTGTTAGCGACGACTGCGTGCTGGTCATTTCAGATTTGATTCCGCCGCACTGCGCGTGGGGTCTGCGCTATTTTTGGCGGCAGCATAATCTGGACTTCGCTGACTTTCTGCAGAACGGAATCGGCGCCAAGACACTTTGGGACACCGGCGACAGTCAGGCACGGGCGGCAGTGACCCGCAAGCTGGAGGTCCAGCGTGGGTGGTAGCAAAAAGCCTAAACAGGATGTTACCGATTATCTTCTCTCCATCCATTGCGGAGTCTGTCATATGGCAGACTCCATTGAGCGCATCCGGTACGACGACAAGGTTATTTTTGAAGGGCGAGCGTCGACAAATGGACCGCTGAGCATCAACAATCCGTCGCTATTTGGGGGACCTAAGAAAGAGGGTGGTGTTCGCGGGCTGATTGAAGTTCTACTCGGAGGGGTGACACAGGTCCTCCCGGACAGGCTGATAGCTAAGCTCGGACAAGGCGCAGATGGGACACCCGGATTCAGGGGCATCACCAGCATCTTTTTCAGTGGGGGCGGTAGCGAGCCGAAGGCCGGATTCATGTGGGGATCAAACTCCCCTTACC